TGCTAAGTCACGTGCTCTAAAGGCAGAATACAGCTTAGAATTAGCACAGGATCTAAAAGCGATTCATGGTCTTGATGCTGAAACTGAGTTGGCAAATATCTTGTCTACAGAGATTCTTGCTGAAATCAATCGTGAAGTTGTCCGTACTCTTAACTCACAAGCTAAAGTCGGTGCGCTTCAAACTAACACAGCAATCAACGGTATCTTCAACGTACAGACAGATGCTGATGGTCGTTGGTCAGTTGAGAAGTTCAAAGGACTTATCCTTCAAATCGAAAGAGAAGCAAACGTAATTGCAAAAGAGACACGTAGAGGTAAAGGTAACTTTATGGTCTGCTCATCTGATGTAGCTTCTGCGCTTTCTGCTTCAGGTATGTTGGACTATGCTCCTGCAATGGCGACTAATTTGAACGTCGATGATACTGGTAACACATTTGCTGGTACTCTTAACGGTCGTATGAGAGTCTACATCGACCCATACGCAACAGGCGATTACATCAACATCGGTTATAAGGGAACTAATCCATATGACGCAGGTGTATTCTATTGCCCATATGTACCGCTCACAATGGTACGTGCGGTCGGTGAAGACACATTCCAGCCAAAAATTGGTTTTAAGACACGCTATGGCATGGCTTCAAATCCATTCGTTGGAACTAACCCTGCAGACGGTTTGGCATCTGCTCGCAGTAACCAATACTATCGCATTTTCCGTGTTGATAACATCCTCGGCGCATAATAAAAATTCTATATTTTTAAAGGAGGCTTCGGCCTCCTTTTTTTTATCTTAAGTTGTATAAATAGAGTTATGGCAGATTTAACACAAAATTTTAATTACTTACAACCTACATCGTTTAAATTATCGATTGATAGGAAAAATTATCCTAACTTGCAATTTTTTTGTCAAAGCTTTCTACATCCAGGCATGATTATGAATGCTGTCGAAGTACCGTACAAAAAAATATCAGGTGTACCGTTTATAGGCGATAAATTAATTTTTAATGAGATGCAAGCTAATATTCTTCTCGATGAAGACATGAAAGCATATGACGAAATGTATTCTTGGATGCGTAGAAATTTAGATATAGATCACGTTATACCTAGTCAAAGAACTTCTTCTCAACCACCAGCCATGTCAGACATTACTTTATCTATTTTATCAAGCCATAATAATACTACTAAACAAATAAGATATATAGATTGTATACCAACGACTTTGACTGACATACAATTTGAATCTACTGCTGGAGGTGACACATTTATATCTTTTGGAGCGACTTTTAGATTTTCATATTTTGAAATGGTAGGTGCTAGTTATACATCAAACGTAGATGGTTCGCCATCGATAACAGTGAATAGAAATCTAGTATAAATATTTTTATAATTGGAGTATATAATGATTGATTTGAAAAATATCCACGATATGTGGGCAAAAGACTGTATTATTGAAGATATGAAACTTGATGAATCGTCACGCCAAACACCTATTCTTCACGCAAAATATTTAGAATTATTATCAACTGTAAAGCTACAGTTGAAACGTGCTGAATTTTCTCAAAAGACTTTACTCAAACAAAAGTGGCTATATTATAATGGTAAGATGGATCAGAGAACAGTTGAAGAACTTGGATGGAATCCGGATCCTTTTGATGGTCTTAAAATACTCAAAGGAGAAATGGATTATTATTACGACAGTGATCCTGAAATTCAAAAGTCAGAAGAAAAAATACAGTACTATAAAACTCTAATTGAGACTCTTACTGACATTATAAGTAATATTACTTGGCGTCATCAAACAATAAAGAATATGATTGAATGGAAAAAATTCTCGTCCGGAAATTAAATCACGCAAACTTACATATTCAATGTGATAGTGGCACAGCTCAAGAACTAAGAGAGTTTTTTTCTTTCTATGTTCCTGGATATAAGTTTATGCCAGCTTATCGTAATCGTATGTGGGATGGTAAGATACGTTTATACGACATTAACACCGGTGAGCTTCCGGCAGGTTTATTTTATCATTTAAATAAATTTTCAAACTCGAGAGGATATATAGTTGAGTCAGAAAAAACTAACTATGGAATGCCTCACGAAAATGCTACAATTAATATTCAGCAACTTTCCGATTATATTGACAATCTCAGTCTACCTTTTCGTCCTTATTCATATCAGCTATCAGGCATTGAAGAAGGATTAAAAAGAAAAAGAGCTATTCTTATTTCACCTACAGGATCTGGCAAATCTTTAATAATTTATGTTCTTGTTAAGTATTGGCTCGAATTACTTACTGATGGATTAAAATATCCAAGAGGTGGTAAAGTATTAATTATTGTACCAACAACTGGATTAGTAGAACAAATGTATGGTGATTTTAAATCATACGGTCAAGGCGAAAGAGGAATGCATCGTATATATTCGGGTAAAGATAAAACATTTGATGCTGCCATCTGTATATCAACCTGGCAATCGATTTATAAATTACCACGTGATTGGTACCAGCAATTTGGTATGGTGATTGGTGATGAGTGTCATGGTTTTAAATCTAAATCATTAATGAATATTATGAACAAAGCAACAGAAGCGGCATACCGTTTCGGAACAACAGGAACTCTTGATGGAACTCAAACACATGAGCTGGTCTTACAAGGTCTCTTTGGACCAATATATCGAGTCACAACAACAAAAACCTTACAAGATAAAGACGTACTGGCAAAATTACATATCAAGCGAATTGTTTTGGATTATGGCAAAAAGGAACGATTGGACTTTGGACAAAGAACGTACATGGACGAGATCGATTATATTGTCACAAACGTAAAAAGAAATAACTTTATAAAAAATTTAGCCATAGACCAAAAAGGCAATACATTAGTTCTTTACAACTACGTAGAAAAACACGGAAAGCCTCTTTTTAATCTTATTATAGATAAGGCTGATGAAAATAGAAAAGTGTTTTTTGTATCAGGACAAACAGACACTGAAGATAGAGAAGCAATAAGAGGGATAGTCGAAAAACAAAAAAACGCTATTATAGTGGCATCTCTTGGCACTTTTTCTACCGGTATAAATATTAGGAATCTGCATAATATTATATTTGCTTCACCAAGTAAATCGCAGATAAGAGTTTTACAAAGCATAGGCAGAGGATTAAGAAAAAGCGAAGATGGAAAACCAACAAATTTATATGATATAACAGATGATATTAGTTGGAAGTCTCGTAAAAATTTTGCTCTTCAACACTCAGAAGAACGTTTGAAAATTTATGAAAAAGAAAAATTTAATCATAAAACTTATAAGGTCGATATAACATGACTGATTTAAAACAATTTAAATTAACAAATGACGAAGAAATTATATGTGAAGTACTTCAGTGGGACGATCCGGATAATGCTGGCATGGTAGTTCGTGGTGCAATGCGAATTATATGCGCAGAAGATTTTCAGCGCGGTGTTCGTTTTTATGCCTTTCGACCTTGGATGGGGTTTACCGATAATCCAGAAGAATTGCTAACAATAAACTCGGCGCACATCGTTTGCGAAATGAACCCGTCAAAAAAATTGATAGGACACTATATCGGCACAATTAAAGCAATTAAAAAAGCCATAGATAAAACAGATATGCCTCTTGACGATTTAGCACCAAAAGTCAGTGACATGGATGAAAATGAATTTCAATCTTTTTTAGATGATTATCTTAGAGAAAGAAATATAGATATTTTTAATCCAGAAGATATTAAATCAGATTCTGATAATAGCGATAATGTAATAAAATTTAAACCAAAAGGAACTCTGCACTAATGTCACATCTTATTTGCAACTTACCAAATCAAAAAGTATATGTAAGAAAAGAATATCTGTATGATTTAGAAAAAGGTCATGGCGAATTTGTTGAAGGACAATGGGTAACTGCTAAGTCGATAGCAGGAAGAGCGTTTTACTTCGAAACTTTTTTACCTGAGTACGGAGCACTTTTCGATAAACTACCCATAAGCGCCTTTCTCTCTGAACCGAAGCTTCCGGATCCAGATCTCGATCTCCCAAATTTGCAATTTTGGAACTGCATGGATTATGGAGTTACGTGTGTCCATAAGCAGTTTATTAGCAGCATGGATTTCGAAATAAGGCCGCGCGATTTTGATAATTTGAGGGGTACTTATATATGTACTTTGGATAACTATCATGTATCTGCAGATGAAGTTGATTATTCTACATCTGAAGTACCTGCTGAACATAAATCTTTTAATTTGTTGGAACTTGAAAATGGCCAATATTGTTTATATCCTAATAATAGAATGAGAGTATATGATAACTCTCTCACGCCAAAGGAGCCTAAGACGCCGGATTTTAAAGTATCAACAGAATATTATCAAGTAGAAAATGGTAATGAATATAGACTAGGTGATACCGAAGAATATTATTACGAGTGAGGTAGTATTCCTTCCCTCCAAAGTAATACTTTATTATACCACAGAAAATGATTTTCGTAAACTCCTATTTTTTTGTGTGAATGCAAAATAAAAATATATACAATATCAACTGTTTATGGTATAATATAATTATAGAATGAAAGGACATGTGATGGCTCGTCAAAAAAGAAAAAGCATTCACTATGTAAATAATGCTGACTTTTCTCAAGCTGTAGTAGAATATGTTGGGACAGTTAACGAAGCTCGTAAAAACAATACAGAAATTCCTAAAGTAACTGATTATATAGCGCATTGCTTTTTAAGAATAGCTGAAGGATTATCTCATAAAGCTAACTTTATACGTTACACATATCGTGAAGAAACGGTAGTGGATGCGGTTGAAAATTGTTTAAAAGCTATTTCTAATTATGATATAGAAGCTGCGACTAGAACTGGTAAACCAAATGCTTTTGCTTACTTTACACAAATCACATGGTACGCTTTCCTTCGAAGAATAGCAAAAGAAAAGAAACAGCAAGATGTTAAGATGAAATATTTAACAGCTTCTGGTATAGAAAATTTTATAATTAACGAAAATGGTGATGACACGAGCAATCAAGTTGTAGGAGCTTTTGTTGATACACTGAGAGATCGTATAGATAAAGTAAAAGTTTATGATACTGAAATAAAAGAATATTCTAAAAAAGTAACAAAGAAAAGAAAAAAAAGAGCAGTACATGCTGATTCAGATTTAAGCGAGTTTATGCAATGAAAAAAACAAGAATGTATCAAGTCACTGTCGAAGGTTCTGGTGAAGATTTAGAAATAGAATTTCCGGAAGAGATAGTAAAAGAACAAGGATGGAAACCAGGCGATACGCTTGAGTGGATTATACACGATGATTATGTTATATTGAGAAAAGGACCAAATGAAAGTAGCGATACTGAATGATACACACTGCGGCATTCGTAATTCTTCTGAAATATTTTTGAATAACGCAGCTGACTTTTATGATAATGTATTCTTTCCAGAATGCGAAAAAAGAGGAATAAAACAAATATTACATTTAGGTGATTACTATGATCATCGTAAGTTTGTTAACTTTAAAGCACTAAATCATAATCGTAAACATTTCTTAAATGAATTAAGAACTCGAGGCATGTCTATGGATATTATTCCAGGCAATCACGACACGTATTATAAAAATACAAATGATCTTAATTCATTGAAAGAATGCTTAGGACATTATATGAATGAGATCCATATTATTATGGAACCTACCGTTATGGAATACGGCTCATTAAAAATAGCGTTAGTACCTTGGATATGTAACGAAAATTACGATCAAATCATGAATTTTATTAATGAGTGTAAAGCTGACTGGTGTGCTGCTCACCTCGAACTAGGCGGATTTGAGTTGATGAGAGGCGTAGAATCGCATGGCGGTATGAATCACAAACTATTTAGTAAGTTCGAACTCGTGCTTACAGGTCATTTTCATTGTTCTTCACGCAAAGATAACGTATGGTATCTTGGTAGCCAAATGGAATTCTTCTGGTCAGATGCTCATGATCCAAAGTATTTTCATATAGTCGATACGGAAACTCGTGAAATAGAAAAAATTAAAAATAATTATACTTTGTTTGAAAAAATTGTGTACAACGATGAAAAAATAGATTATAATAGTTATGATGTATCTAACCTTGATAAAAAATTTGTGAAGGTAACGGTAGTGAATAAGTCGGATGCTTTTATTTTTGATAGATTTATCGATCGTATTCAAAACCAAGATATCTATGAACTTAAAATTGCTGAAAACTTTAATGAGTTTATTGGTGATAACGTAAGTGATGAAGGATTAGATATTGAAGATACAACACAACTCGTCGACGATTATATCGAAGGCGTTGACACTGACTTGGATAAAGATCGCATAAAGGTAAATATGCGAGAACTTATGACGGAAGCACAGGCTTTAGAAATAGCATGATATTATTTAAGACAGTTAAATACAAGAATTTTCTATCATCAGGAAATTCTTTTACAGAGATCAATCTAAATGACACAAAGTCAACACTGGTTGTAGGTCAAAACGGTGCGGGTAAATCCACTATGTTGGATGCCATCTCATTCGCTCTCTTTGGCAAACCACATCGTAACATCAACAAAAACCAGTTGATTAATTCGATTAATCAAAAAGCATGTGTTGTTGAGATTGAATTTAGCATAGGAAGCGCGGTCTTTAGAATTGTACGTGGCATAAAACCAGGAATCTTCGAGATCTGGAAAAATGGTACTATGATCAACCAATCTTCTCATGCTAAAGAATATCAGAAGATCCTCGAACAAAATATCCTCAAACTAAATCATAAGTCCTTTCATCAAGTTGTTGTATTGGGTTCCTCCTCTTTCATTCCCTTTATGCAACTTGCAGCTGGACACAGGCGAGAGGTTATCGAGGATCTTCTTGATATTAATGTGTTTTCAAAAATGAATCAAATATTACGTGATAAGCAGAGCGTACTGAAAGATCAATTAAAAGATTTATCATATCAAATAGATATAACTAAAAATAAAATTGATACTCAAAAAAAATATATTACAGACATACAAACATTAACACAAGAGAATAAAAAAGAATATGAATCTAGGATACATGAATCGCAGGATAGTATCGATGAATTACAAACTGCGAATAGTGAGCTTAGCCTGGGCCTCGACGAATCTATTCGAGAAACCGAGAAAAGGCTTTCGACTTTACATGATCAACGCCAAGAATTATTGCTCGGAAGTCAAGATCGGCAAACAAATATCACCAACATCAGCAAGCGGATCAAATTTTTCGATGAGAATGAGGCGTGTCCCACATGTGAGCAAACCCTTTCAAACAGCCATAAATCTCATGTACTGGAAACGCTCGAAGGAGAGAGACGGACTCACAAGAGTGCGCTTAAGCAAATCGGTGAGACAGGCACGAGCGTGGAAAAAGAGATTAAAGAGACCGGACGCATACTTGAATCGTTACGATCTAAATTATCTGAACTCAGTCAAAACAACGTCAAGATTACTGGACTCCAAAAACAAATTAAAGAATACCAGTTATATCTCGAAAAAGGTGTAAGTGCAGACCTACGAACCGCAGAACTAGATTTAGAAAGTTTAAACGAAAAACGTAACTCTTTACTTGAAAACAAATTTTCATTATCAGAAGATATATCTTATAACACAGTTATGAGTGAAATGCTTAAAGATACTGGCATAAAAACTAAAATTATTAAACAGTATTTGCCTGTTATAAACAAATTAGTTAATCAGTATCTTCAAGTACTTGATTTCTTTGTACACTTTGATCTTGATGAATCATTTCAAGAAACTATTCGATCAAGACATCGAGACGAATTTACATATGACTCTTTTAGCGAAGGCGAAAAACAAAGAATAGATTTAGCATTATTATTTACTTGGCGTCAAATAGCTAAAATGAAAAATTCAGTTGCAACTAATCTTCTTATCCTTGATGAAACGTTTGATTCAAGTTTAGATCATGAAGGTGTGGATAATCTTCTTAAAATTTTGCACACTCTTTCTGACGATACTAACATATTTGTCATATCTCACAAAGGTGAAATTCTTGACGGTAAGTTCAATATGAAAATAGAATTTAAAAAGGAAAAGAATTTCAGTAAAATGGTGGCTTAGTTGTTTACATATCGATTGAAATGTGGTATAATTATAATATGTTTAAATGGAGTACATTA